TCAACGATACGCTCGATACTTTGCACGGTGGACAGCATTACTTTACCTGGGAGATACCCCTCACCAGAGTTGTAACCTAAATCCCTAATTCCACACTTCTTAAAAAACTCGTAAGTTTGATTTAGAATACCTTTCTCTCTGAATAGAACAACTGCCGTAAGATCTTTACCATGCTGCAAAGCTGCTATACATCCTGCCATGATTAGAGTCTTGCCGGATCCTGTTGGGCTATCCACAATCGCTCTTTTACTTTTAAGACACTCGTAAATGGCTTTCTCCTGATATTCTCGATATTCAAAGTTTCCAACTTTGGGAATAAATGGCTCTTCTGATTCTGGCTTGTTTTCCCACTCAATATCAGTCACGCCGATAGCTGTTAGATCTTTTAAAATGCGGGTGAGAAGTCCTGTTCTAAACTTACCACTAGTTGCAAAATATCTCTTCTTACCGTCCCATCGTCTACTTTTAAATGCTGGTGAGTATTCATGGCCTGGGACTGGGAATGAATACTTTTCTTTTAAAGCCCCGATTATCTTGGGATTATCCGTCTCCAGCTTCGACGTTAAGTTCCCGACTATTATTCTCATATACTATAATAGTTTGTAAAAATACACAAGGATTTATATGAGTGAGGTTAAACAGTTGAAGGGAAAGGATGTCAGTTCCTACGATGATATTCTAGATAAGATGTTTGAAAACGTGGATTCCGTAGCATCACAGGTGGTGGATCTGCCTTCAAGAAGCAAGTTTTATAGTGACATAGGAGACGTTACGGTAAATCCCTTAACTTTTGAAGAAGAAGAGAGGATTCTAAACTCTAGGGGTAAGGGCGCTGACATAATTAATCTCATACTTGAGAAGTGTGTTGATGGTATTAATGTCCCAGAGTTGCTACACATCGATAAGCTTTTTCTTCTTATGAAAGTTAGGGAGGTTTCCTATGGCACCGAGTATAAGTTTAATCTAGCTTGTCCTTCCTGTGGCGAGGAAATTAAGACCGAGATTGATGTAGCCAAAGACTTGAATATTAACTATGTCCCAGAAGACTTTGAAGACCCGAGAGTAGTAAAACTCTCCAAATTAGGTGTTGAAGCCCTTGTTAGATTTCCTAGAAACAGAGAGGAAATGTATATAACAGACGCCTCTCTTTTATCAAAAAATCTGTATAGATTTGTAGTCTCGCTGAATGGGATGGAAGACCCAGTCTTCATCTCTAAGGCGATTAAACGAATGCACATCGTAGATGTGAAAACGATAGCCAACGAGGTCGCAAAGGGAGAATTTGGGCTCGATCCTCGTTTCATGTTTGAGTGCCCATCTTGCGGTCACCACGCAATGATGGAGGTGCCCTTAGACGCATCTTTTTTTTCAGTGACCTAATAGACTCTTTAACCCTGGAAGAGTTGAGGCGTCAAGCCTACATATTAGTAAGTAAGTGTGGTTTTTCTTACTCGGATGTTAAGAAAATGGTGTCCACTGAACGGATAACTTTTATTAACCTGTATATCGAGGATATTAAACAGCAGCAAGAAGAGGCTTTGGCGAATGCGAATCAATGACAAGAAGGTAGACACTAGGCATCAGAGGCCCACAGTCGAAGGCCCGACAGCTTTACTTTTATATTTTGTAAATGACGGACAGTATGCTGATCCTTACGCCATCAGTGGGGTCTCCATTTTTGCGGCGTCAAATAATGAGTCTCCTAGCTCCGTGGTGACCTCTGACGGCGAAATTGACCCTGCTGTTACTGGTAATGTGTTGATGCACTTCTCAAATAGTGCGGCATTGACCACTGATAGTGCTTTTGACGCTAGTAACTACAATGCCAATAACCTCGCTTCCGGCATTTACAAGCTTGATACAGGTCAGTTTGCCTGTGTGCTGTTAGATAATACAACACTACCCAGCGGAGTATTCAACCTATCCGGTGATCAGACCATACTAAATAGGGTTTCGGGGACTGGAAAGTATATTGATGCTTGGACAGTTCAGAGGGTAAACGGTTCTAATCTCGACACAATAATTAACGACTTTACTCTGACTGAAGACAGGTTTTTTGGCATTACAGAACCTCTCCTGTTTAGAGTTAACACTAGACTAGAGAATAATCACTTAGTCCTGGGGTCAAAGGTAGATCTTAAGTTTGTTAATGAGTTCACCTTAGAGAACGCTAACGTTGATAGAAGCATTGTAAACTTGTTTAAGGAATCTCTCGTCATGGATCCCATGATCGAGATCGTGAAGAAGAATACAGACAGAAACTTACCGTCTAGGGTTACCGTATCAGGTTATACTGACACATCGGGTTACATGGATGTTACATCCGAGAACACGGCAATCTTCACCTTTGATACAGATGCCCTTAAGACTCATGCTGAAGTTGTTGCTGGTAACCTGGGTTCGCTCACAGGCACGTATGTCGCAAGGCTTAAGTTTACTGCTCTAAACCAGACCATCGTTTCAGATGATCTAGGGTTTATTGTTAGGTGACGCTAGCAGGCATTCAAGGCTGTTGAGAGGCATTGTTTTTTCAGCGGCCTGCTTCAGGTAGTCGGGTCCTTTCTTGATTAGGACTTCGTTCCAGTCCTTGAAGCCCTTAGGAGGAGTAACGGCTAGGACGTTGTCTTTACAGATCCAGTTACTGAGTTGCAGGAACTTCTCTCTCCCCTTCTGGCCAGCTTCGTCACTATCGAAAGCACACACCAAAGGCCCCTGATATTGGTTTAGTTGAAGCATCTGCTCACGGCTCGTATAGCAGCTTAGAGTGGTTGTAGAATTCAACCCTACTGCCTGTAGGCTTAGGCAATCAAAGACGCCCTCAGTGACGTACAGAGGCTCATACGAGCTATATTCGTAAGGGTATAGAACCTGCGAACTCTTGATATCCTTACAGTTCAAATACTTAGGCATCTCGTCACCTAAAGAGCGAGCCTGGAAGTAGAACAGACGACCCTTTCGATTGATGAAGGGAATGATAAGCCTGCCCTTGTAAGGGCCAGACTTCGCTAGCATAAACTTGGCGTCAGGGACCATTCTCTTTACAGCAAATGGATGATCCTCAACGAACTCAAAGTCCTTTGCGCCTTCGATGTTAGACTGGATCTTATTGGTGTCAAACCTGACGGGCTTGCGAATCTTATCATTCTCGTTGAACTGCTCAAAGGCGAGATTAACCTTCGCCTCTGCGTAAGAGCACTTCTCCATCAGAACATATAGTTTAATAAAGTTACCAGTCTCACCAGTCTTGAAGCATCGCCATAGTCCATTATCGATGTTAATGGACATGTGTCGCTTGTAGTCATTGGGCAAGAAAATAGATGGGATTACCATCTGTCTTCCATCGCTTTCAAGCCTATAATTGTCTGAGAACCTCTCCATACAATATTTTCTAATGTAGGAATCATTCATCATGTTTATAAATAGTATTAGTGCCTCTAAGAGTGACATAATAGACCAGTGCCTGTGGAAATACAGACTGAGATACATCTTGCGACTGCCGGGATTCGGCGCGAAGAATGAGGATGCCTTGAACTTCGGGTCCTTTATTCACAAGATATTTGAGGTGGGTTATAAAGAAAGGGACTTGAAGTCTCTACTTAAAATTGCGGAACAAGAGCGTCCAGTATACAAAGTCCCGTTCCATGAGAACGACAGGATGAAGTGTTGTCTGGAGAACTTCTTGATGTGGAATCAAAAGTTGGGTGAAACAGTCTCTACTGAGCAGACGTTCAACATCCCGTTAGATGAGAAGCATGAGATCAACTTTATAGGGGTTATCGACCGAGTAATCAAGGGCTCAGATGGTGGATATCTAGTTATTGACTACAAAACATCCAAGCGTGAAAAGAAGAAGAAGACGCTGATGGACGATAACCAGTTGAAGGGGTATGCCTACGCTATCCACAAGACGTATGACGTTCCTTACAACAAGATCTACTGTGCTCACTATTACCCTGTCACAGGGAACTTCGTGTCAGTCAAGTTTTCCAAGTTCCAGATCGACCGTTGGAAGAAACAACAGACCGAGAAGGTTTGGAGAATTCGTAAGAAGAAGAAGGATGAGTTCTGGGCTCAAGAGAACATCTTCTGTGACTGGTGTGAGTATAAGGAAGCTTGCCCTAAGTTCCACTCAGATGAGCATGTCTGCAAGAGAATTGACGAGCAGAAAGAGTTAAAAAAGGCTAGCAACAAACCAGACGATAAGAAGAACGTAGACAACAATACTGTCAGGAACTGACAGACTCGAATACGAAGCTCCGTTGTTGTGGTGCCTAAACAGGCCTCGGAAGACGCCTTCTTCAATTTGTTGCTGGTCTTTGTTACTCATAATTTGTTGCCTCAAGTGATCCAGATATTATAGGTCTGTAGATCTCGTAGTCAATATCTTCTAGGAAACTTTCGACCACTCCTTTGTTGAAGCCTGAATCTGTAGTGAGGAACTTGTGAACAACCTTCATTTTTAGAGGCTTCCTGGAGTCTAGGGACTTAAGTAGTTTTATTTGAAACAGGCTAGGAAGCCTTTTACCGTATTTAAAAGACCATTTATCGGTAAAATCACTAGAAAACGTAAAGTTTAGTAAATCAATTATTTCGACTAAATCTTCTTCTAAAGTATTCATATTAGTAAATAGTTATAGACGGCATATCCGTGAAGCCGAATATAAATCTCCTAAAAATACTACAATATTACATGGCTTCCTTTAACCAGACACTCATCAATACTTTATCGTCCAGATACGATGTAAATCTGGTCAGCACCTCATATCTGGGAGTGGATCCAGGGGACATTGTGGTTGTCTCTTACCCTCGCAAGGATAGGTCAAATAGAAGAGGCAAGAACCTGACCAGACTAGGCATCATCATGTCCTCTAATAGATCAAATGGGGGTGTCAGACTATCGAGTAAATTGAACACCCTACTTAATTTTGTAGACGTAGAGGGGATAAGCGATGAGGAGTTTTTAGGGATAATAGATAGATTGTATACGAAGGATTTAAAGCCCATAGTGAGCGAGTTTGAATACGCAGTCAATGGGAGTGTTGGAGACTTCAAAACCTTTAATGTTTTAGAGATATCTGGAACCGGAGTCTTTAAACTTAATCTTCAGAAGAAAATTACTGATTGAGCATGAGCAATACTAATCCACCTCCCCTGACAAATGCGATTCCTGAAGAGCTACTTAAAGCAGCTAATAATCAGGTTGATGCTGTTAGAATGCTTGAAAGAGGCATCAACGGCCTATCCAGGAGTTTATCTAGACAGTTTGCTCCTATTGATAATCTATCTCAAAGCTTTAGAGATTCTGAAGAAATTCAGCTACAAGCTCTTAAAGCTGGCACCACCTATTCTAAGTTCTTAGCTGCTAATACTGATGCGATGAAGGGCTTGATGTCCTCGAATACAAGCATGACTAAGTTCATGCTAACGGGCTTCACTCGCGGTCTTAGAGACGTTTCTGAAGAAACAATGGCACTAGCTGATGTAATGAACATCACTGGTGAGGATACTGGTGCTCTTGCTAAAAGCTTTGGACAAGTTAGATTACTAACTGGAAACTCAGTTGATGTAACTAGGAATCTTGCAAAAACGATAGAGGATACCACCCAGCAGAGTGGAGTCTCAAGAGGACAGTTAATCCAGGCGTTAGATAGTTTTTCTCAAAACTTATTCCAGGCTTCACTTTATGGTGAAGACGCGGTAGGGAACTTAGCAGAATTAGGAGTTGTTCTAAAGGGAGGTTTAGCGGGTGCCCCTGGTGCTGAAAGAGCTATCAACGTTCTTTTAGGGATGCAAAACTCATTAAACATAGCTCAACAAGAACAGTTAGGTTTGAGACAGTTCTTTGAGGATAGCAGGAAGGGAACTCTTAACATGGAATCAGCCCTTCAGCAGCTTAGAGATGCTGGAGAAAGATTTAATAAACAAGCGGGGAATAACGATATTAACCGTGAAGCATTAGCTAGAGCCATAGGTGGTGAGCAGGTTAGGGCTCTTCTGATGGTTACGAGTATGCTTGAAAAAGATACTTCCACTGCTGAGGAGATGAGGGCAACTCAGGAAGATCAGCTAAAGACCATGAGGGCTTTTGAAGAGAAGAAGAAACAGTTCTTTGAAAAATTCGCTCCCGAGATCCATACTGTAATTGTTCAACTCTTACCAGCTTTAGCCGCAATTCAAGCCGGAAGACAGATAGGAGGTGCCTATTACACTGCCATGAGAGCGGGCAGGGCCAGGAATGCTAGAGCATTACTAGCCAACCCAAACGCATTTGGATCGGCCCGCAACGCTCTTAGAGGCGGAGCCACCCGTGCCGGTGCTCGATTAGCGGCTAGAACTGCTGTCGGAGGGGTAGGAAGATTTGCAGCAACAAGGATCGGAGCTTCGTTAGCCGCATCTCTAGTGGGTGGCCCGATAGGTCTTGGAATAGGTATATTAAGTGTAGGGCTACCTCTCATTATCAGTGCCATGAATAAGACTGCGGATAATACTGAAGTTTCGGCTAAAGCTGCTGAAAAAGAGTTGTCCGAAAAGAGGAATAGGTTGATAGCTCAACAACAAAATGTAACCAGTATTGCAGAGATGGGTAGATCTCTTCTTGATCAAGCTGGCATCTTAGCACAAGGATCTGCTCAAGATCAGTTTTTCCAGAGAATGGAGGAACTTAATCAGCAAACAAATAGTATGATAATGCAACTATCAGATAAGGTTAGAGAACTTCAAGAAGGTGGTTCGTAATGCCTAGATTTTCTTCCTCTAAAAGTTTTGAACAAGTGAAACGAGCCAGGAAGCTTCCTGAGCGTTCACACTTAGCGATTGAGTTTCCTCAATCGGATGGAAGAGTTTTCAGAACTTACATTCCCTTCTTGTCGAACCCGAAGATTCAAGAAAGAGGTCAAGCCAACTTAAGTCAATATGATTTGGTTGGACGCCCCGGATCAGTATTCGCTTACGGTGGTGCAAAGTCTAGAGTTGTCAATCTTAGTTTCAAGATAAACCTTCTTCATACCTTATACACTCACAGCACTGAAGGTATTAATCCTAAGTTCTTGAGACAGTTTAATCTTTTCTTTGCAGATAAGAAGAGAGCAGAGAAAGCTTTCAAGTTAAAGCCTGGGGGAACTTACGATCAGGAGTTGAGTACTCGTGAAGGCAATACTATGCTCGCCAATATTAGGAATAAAGCAACACTTGATACCTATACACAATCACTTTTAAATCAGAAAAATGACTATGATCAGAGAATGGAGATGGGTAACTTCTCTAATTATGATCAACCGTTCAGTTTTCAAGCTGTTGGTGCTTATTCCACAGAGTCAGACAGGCTTAGATCACAGGCTGAGGAAGAATATGATGAAGCAGTAGCGGAGCTTGCTAAAGCTAAGTCTCTTCAAAAACAACTTAAAGATCAAGCTCTCAAAGACGCTGGAGATGTCAGCAATCGAGATCCTGATATCGAGTTTGGTAAAGGGTTTCCACACGCTCAAACTCACAGGACATTCTTCAGAGAGATGGTTGGTCAGATCACTGGTCAGGAGGGTCAAGAACTTCCTACGCCTGTTCTCGATGGCGTAGCTAACTATCTTCTTGAAGGTATTGGATCGACTACCATACCGACTCCTCAGCAAAATATAGAGAAACTGAATGAGCTAATTGATGCAACGTATGTATGGGTGAACCTAATTAGAGGTAGTGTCTTAAATAACTCAACCAACACAACTCAAGGTCCTCCGATAGTAAGGTTGCAGCATGGCCCTATGTATAACAATGTCCCATTCATTGTAAGTGATTACAGCATCAATATCCAGGATGAAGTTGGCTACGAGGTTGAAACTTTAACTCCTAAGGGTTTAGAGATTACCATGACGTTGAAGGAGTTCAGAACCAACGGATCGTTTGAGCAGGCTCAGATTGAGAGTGGAGACCATGTATGTGGTTGGGAGGCTATTATAGAAGGTAATAACATGGATCCTTACAACGGTGATATTGGAGAAGATGTGCTGGGTGTTCAGCAGGGCACCTTGGGTACTGCTAAGGGAGATACTTACACAGAATCCGAGGTCGGTAGAGCAGGTACAAAGTTTGCCGACGTTCCTAATATTCCTCCAAACCCAGGGCCTAGAGGTCCAAACCGCCTACAGGTCGAACAGGAACGACGTAGGCAGGCTCGTGCTGCCGCTGCTCGCACACCAAGGGGAGGTTAATAATGCCAAGTTACAATAATCACTTAAGCAAAGGATACCTTGAAACCATCTTTAAGGACAAGAGAGTTGCTAGTTCTCTAAACTCATCTGAGTTCGAGGCTTCCATTGCGTTGCTTAGATCTCAGCCGTTTTCTGTAGGTATAATACCTCCTAGCTATGAGCATAGAGCAGACAAGATAGCTGACCTCTTTTACGGAAGCCCGACACTTGATTGGGTTGTGCTCTGGACTAATAATATATCTGATCCGTTCGAGCAATTGAACGTGGGAGATCGAATTAAAATAGTTTCATTAACATGACCTCGTACAGTAAACTAGTTGGGAATGTTTTTATAACGAAGTCACTGCCTGCAATAGAGCAGGTACACTTTTCAAAACATAAACTAAAGACCGGATCCTTCAGCGAGAAAATTAACACGCTCTCCAAGGACGAGTTAAATAAATCATTTATCGCTAGTCCATTTAGGAACGATGGGCTTATGAGTTTTGAGTGGTCCTTTGAGGGGAATAGTAAGAATGGTGGTCATACCGTCACCATTAAGCTTCTTGAAAGCACAAAGCTTTTGGAAATGTTTCTGCTTGAGAATGATCCTCTTGCAAGGATGATAAATTCCAAGTTGAAGTCCACAAGTAAGTTAAAAGGCGACCTTATGGTTGAAGGGCACTCCAACCTGGAATTTAAAGATAAAAAGGCCCTAATGAATAGGTACTACATGTCATTTGGGAACTCAGACGAAATAGGTGAGTTTAGTGGGCCTTATACAATGGATTTGGTTACTGCTACTTTATCAAATGATAAGTTCAACAACAGGATTATTGAAGTTGTCTTTGTCCCCGATGAGAGCAGCTTTAAGTCTTGGAGTAGCAGGTTTGGATCGCAGTTTGGCTACAAATCGGACTTCGCACCGACCAGCCAGTTTGTTACGAATCAGTTATACCATACCTGCAAAGCGAAAGAGCGTATAGACATGACTGCACCAGGGAAGACTGGTGAAGAGTTGTATGATTTCAACTTTAGAGTTAGGAATCTTCTAAAGAAGTACATAGGTGCGATCACTCTTAAGCCTTCACAAGCTGTTGTTGCCATCCCTCAGGACTTTGGCAAGGCCACTGTAAAGCCTGAGAATAGTTTACAAAGAGGAGTTGTATTCCAATCCGGTTTTGAGGGATTGCGGGCCGATAGCAGCACTCTGGAGGATCTAGGCCTTAAAATATCATATACTAATGATTTTCAGTATAGCAGGGAGTCTAAGGATGTAAATGATTATCTAATTGAGAATGGCTTTGGTAAAGATCCTTTACCTGCGGAAGAAGTGTTCAATGCTGAAAACAGACTGCTTGCAGGATTTCAAGCATCATTTAATAAGTTTTTCGATATTGAACTAACAGCCTATGAGCAAACAGTTGAAAGAGAATATAACGATACGACCCAAACTTTAACGGACAATTTAAACGCTCAAACTGGGCTAGTAGAGGAGCAGTATGTAGCGGAGTCTGCACTTGCAAACACTTTGAGCGTCCAAGAGTTGCGTGATAGATATTTTGTTTCTGGATTTATTCCCCTAGGTACTGACGATGCTGAGGTGAGTCAATTGGTACAGACAGCCCTTGGAGAGAGAAGAGATTTTCTTGTTGCAGCACCTACTGAAGTATTTAATAAGAAGTCTGCTGAGGCAGAAACAAAAAGGAACAATGCACTCGACCCCGACAGTGCCGAGTTCCAGTCCTTTGAGCAAGACGTTAATCAAAAATTTTACGAAGTCACCCAGATTGGCACGACGAACCCAGAGCTTAAGAATGCTAAAAATGTCTCTACAAATAATCCTTCTTTGTTAGGGTATAGAGGTTCTCTTGATGAGATCAAGCAAAAGGCACTTCCCGAGCCTGATCTTTTCAAGAAGTACAATGTATTAAATGAAATCAATGTCGCAGGGAAGTGGGACTTAGTTACAGACTCTATCCAGGCTCTTACCGACGTTAAAAACATGACATTCAATTTAGTTATGGAGTCTCGTAATGAACCTCCTCAGGATACTTATGATGGTTATTCACCACTAATTGCTCCCCTTATCAAGTTTACGAATGGTTTAAAAACTGTCTTTGAGGCCAGAGGAACGAACTTTGGCATATATGACTTCTATGAAGAAAGTGATATGCGGGTTCTCAAGTTGTGGGAGAAGTATGGCTTAATCGCATCTCGACATGTTCCCGCGTATGTCTATGGTGATATGGATTTAATTAAGTCCCTGCTATATTTGGAGGATGGAGATGTTCCCGATCACCTAGTGGACACGGTATTCTCTTTCAACACTTTTAATGATGACGGAGGGAGAGATGATAGAGACTTATCAGTGGTGTCTGAGGCAGGTTCTGATGATTACTTCTTATCAAGAAATCCTCGCACTCTTGGTCGTCAAAAATATCAGCAGTACAGGAGAGAGTTTAGAAAAGCTTTTTCGACGGACCAATCTCCAATTGTCTTAAGGCACAACTTGGAGAACTCAAACGTAATATCATTAAAGTATAATGTTGATAATTATTACGCAGCCTTACAAAACATGCCCGTCCGTCCTTTACTTGATCAGCAAGTTGTAGGATCAACAAGAAAGAAAATTATTAAAGAAGAGGCCTCTAAACTTCTAGGAGGATCAGAAGGTCCCGTAGCTAAATCTCTTTCCAACTTTAAGCATACTCCCGACTTATTATCTTTCATATTAGAGGCGACTAAAGACTCCAAATCCACTGTTGAATTAGCTCTTGCTGTAGGTGAAGCAGACCTTGATGCCGCTGTTAAGACTCAGTTAGATTTATTCTCAATCATGTTTTTATTCATGAAGAGTGACTCTCTTCCTGATGTAGATAGCTCAAATAATTACGAGACTTTGCCTGATAATTTGGCTCAATATCAAAAGGCAATCGTAAGGGAGACCGCTAGACTTCTTGTAAATTGTAAAGCTAGGACTGTCCCTCAATTTAATAAGAAGTGTTTCTTGTTTAGAAAAGTAGGAATTAAGGGTCAAACCGGAGGATTAATTGGAGCACCTGAAGAAATTAAAATGCCAGCACCTTACAATGGAACTTATACTGCTGTAGGGTTTAAGCATGTTATCACTCCCACGGACATGTATTCTGAGTTTGATTTAGTTAGGGGTGCTGGATCGGAGGATGTTCCGGTAAGTATGCCAGTTAGAAACTTCCTTTGTGCTGCCCTTACACCTATTGTTCAATCTTTAGCGGATGAAGAAACGGAGTTCAGGAAAAAACAACTGGAGCTTAACCGCGACTCTGGTCAGCGTGATGAGGGTGCGGCCAGATATGCCACAGACGTTCAAATGATAGGAGCGGTAGGCCGAGGCTTCCGACAGCGACAAGCAGAAAACTTTGAATCAACTTATGGATCCCCTATTAAGAGGCTTAGAGAAGTATACGAGAAACTAGGATGTGGTAAGTAAATATTATGTTAAAGCTAGTAGAAGGTAAAGTTACATCAAACGTAGATGCCTCTAAGTCGGGTAGGTTCTATGCTCATTTTTATGAGATATCTGACGAACCCATATTAGTATATTACTCAGCCCCAGGATACAGAGAAGGGGGTGGTGGAATCTTTGCAGTCCCTGAGAGAGATGATCATATTATCGCAGTCTACAACACGATTCAAGGACATGCCTATTACAATTCTACAATAGTTGGCCTGCCATTCACATCGACAAAAAAAGCACCAGATCTTAATCCTGTTCCTGATGTTAATACCTACACGGTTCACAACAAACCTGTGAAGGTGAAGTATGAAAATCAAAAAGGCGCTGGCCTATGTATCACGAGCGAGCATACTTCTTTCCCAGAGTTAAATGACCCATTATCACAGGGTATCATGGGTAGCGAGGGGCCTATTATCCCGCCTAGAATCATTGAATCAGTTGCCCTCAAGTCCAACTTAAATAAGAGGTTGAGTTTAGACGACTCCCCTCAGACAGATGCGATCTTTATAAAGAATCAACACAAAGATGGAATCATCATAAGCGGAGATTCTACAAAGTTGTTCCCTGCTCAGATGATTCAAGTGAAATCAAGCGGGCCTCATAACTACACATGTATGCAGTCTCATATGGATATTAGAGTTGTTGAGGGGACTGACATTACCATTGAAAACAACTCTACAGGGAAAATGTCAGCAAGTTCTATTCCTCAAGATCAATGGCCTAATGAAGGCATCGCCCCCAAACGTTATGGGGGTATCTATCTCAAGAGTGATAATGGTGATGTATCGCTAGTCTCCAAATCTAACCAGGGTAAGATATTTATAAACACTCCTCATGGTCAGGTTCAAATAGCTGAAGGCAACATTATAATCAATACTAATGGCAACCTTCAAATGGCTGCTGGAGGCGACATAGAAATGACAGCAAACGGGTCTATAAAACTGGATGCTGGGGCTAATGTAGATATTAACTCTGGTGCTCAATTAAGAACGCAGTCCGTGGACAACACCTCTATATCTAGTGGAGGACTTGGCCAAGTTATAGTCAACGGCAGCTTGATCCATCTAAATGGTGTTCCGGCCACCCCACCTGGGAATCCTGGAGTGGTAGCTCCTTTATTGAACGATTACGGTGACTAATGGTTAAATTTGATTTACAAACAGCAAAGTCCTTAGCAGGTTCGATTGGTGAAGGTCAAGACATCTTAGGAGCGTTAGATGTTCAGTTTGGTATTCCCTCTTGTGTAATGAACCTAGGTAGAGACCTCCTAAATGCGTTGCCTAGTAATGTTTTAGGGGGGATGAGAAATGATATGGCTGTTGGTAGGAATGCTGCCGACGCGGTAACAAAAGCCCTCTCTCAAAAATTAAGGAATCTGACTGGCATTATTGAGTTTGATACTGATGATGGAGTATTTAGATTTGTTTCTGATGCCTCTCAATACGGTCAAGAGAGCGGAGGTTTAGGTGGTCCCTTAGGAAACTTTTTAGGGACAGCTTCTCAAGCGATTGCTTTTGGGTCGCAACTCTACTCCAACGTTAACACCGCAATAGAAGATCTTGAGAGCGTTGTAGACTGCCTTAGCGACTATGGGGATTACTTGGATAACATAGGAGGAGATTCTGCTGAAAGCAGAGCCGCCCTAGCAGCCGTTGATCCTGACGCTTACTTAGCCACAGTAGCAAATGAATATGGCCCGCAAGTCCAGAACGCTGTAAACGCAGCTAAGTTTATAGCTTTAGCTGATAAGAATATTAAGGATATTGACGGTATCATTTCAGATAGAATAAACAATCCTGATTTAGAGCCTAAGCTGATCACAGCGGACCCCGCAGATCAAGAGAGCAGCGTTTTCAGGCTTAACTTTGGACCTCCACAATCTAAGTCTGGCCAATTCTTGTTATCCGTTGACGGATTATATTACGACTCTCAGACAAGTGGCGTGGCTCCTGCGCTTCTGGAGTTGAGTGTAAGAGATGCTGAGAGAGACCCATCCCTGGACTGGAAGCTAGAGTTCGACCCAAGCCTTGGAGGTCGCGGAGCGCCGGAAACTCTTAAGGATTTAAACTCTTACTTCAATACCATATTTGATCCTGACCTGATTGATGACTCTAGTCCCTTCGATCAATATTATGACGCAGATAATGTCCTAGTGAATGTTATCGGGCAGAGAGATAGGAAGATATTCGATGTATCTGCTGAGATTCAACAGCACACTGATGCTGGGTCTTCTGAGGTTATCATTGAAAACCTTAAACAGGTAATGATATCTGAGTCTGCTAGGTTTAATGATCAGATAAAGAGAAGGAAAAAACAAATTGAGTTGGCGATCAAGATGCCTCAAGCTCATGGTAAAGGTATACTCTTCTCTCCTGGACAGGTGCCTGTAAACGACTTCTCATATCTAGCAGGAATTAATTACTCCCTGGACCTTGAGAGGCAGAGGAGTATTGTAATCCGCCAAGACGAGGTTCAGGGTGTTGTACTTCCTATTGAAACCAAGTTCTCTGAAGTAATTGAAAGGAATGACGGTATAAACTTCGAGCATCTCTCAGTTAGCCCATTCCCCGACGGTCTAACCATTGATAGTGCTAATGCGTCAGCCTCTACCTCAGCGTCACTGGCTGCTACGCCTCTGATAAACACTGATGGCTTGTTTGGGTTATATAACTACCTAACCCTAGAGTCCAGCGACCCCTCTAGTTTTGATTACCTTCTGAGGAACAGCACGACCTCCGGTGTTAGCTATAATGCTCAAATTGTCGGAGACACCAACGAGATACTGGATAAGGGTCTAGGGATAGTGCATCTTAAAGGTATCTGCCGAACAGATCCTTTGGGTTTCGTATCAGGCAACGGAACATTTGCCAAGCTTCCCGCTCTTCCTGAGTTTCAAGACTTCCTATACAATAGAAGGGGAGCAACATTTGAAACTTGGGTATACACTCCCGACCTGTCTTCGGTTGACGCCTATAACCAAACCTCCGAAGTATCAGGGTTGTACAGAACAATCTTAGCTAATGAGAACACTGGATCGGGGGTGGGTATCAGCACTCAATCAGACATCCTTAATATGTCTCTCAATAATGGAGCAGGAGTTTCCAGGGGTATGATCTTAGGGTTTACCAGAGATCGTAGGTTTACTCAAGAAACGACGCCTAGCAATTTAGAGGCTGACAACCCTGTGCAGGACGTTTCTCTTGTAATGGCACCTACTCAATCCTTCGACTCGTCGAGCGCCGGATTCATAGCTGAGAGAGGTCTTACAGAGACTTGTGAATCATTATCTTCTTGGAAGGGGCTGAGTGTGCCTGTATCTAGCACGTACAACGGAGCAACCCTGTCTTCTTGTGCAAGCTCATTCTGTCAACTTTCAGTGGTGTTGAACCCGGTGAAAGACGAAATCAAAGTCTACCTTGATGGGGTTAACTTGGTTACGTCCAGCTATGGGGATGTCTTCGGTGTAACATCTAAGAAGCAGACACCAAAAATACCTTCTATCCCTCCCGACAATGCGTTCGAATATAATACTACAAATATAACTGGAAGCTCCTTAGAGGCTTACAAGTACGGGCCTAAGAGAGATGACTACTTCACTCCTTGGATTCTCGGGGGTGGCTATACTGACGGCAATCCTGACGGTGGATTTATGGGGGGTCTCTATGGCGGCAAGGTCAGTGGTCTCAATGGTTATCTGGGCTGCACTAGATTCTACTCAAAACCTCTTAATTCTGCGGAGGTACTAAATAACTATAACGCTACTCGAAGTTTCTTCAAGAATATTAAATTGTAACCATGGCACTACCTGATACAACAAATGTTTACGGGAATATCCCTTCTAAGAAACAACTTCAAGAAGTCACCTCGAAAGAATCCAGTATACAAGGATTCAATTACCCGTTTGAGGTCAACCCAGGATCTGGCTACTTCTCTAAATCTACTGGCTTAAAGCTTGTTAAGAACATGATTAAGACTTTTCTCAGAACTAACAGAGGTGAGAGATTCATGCTTCCTGACTATGGCGCTGATCTCAGTAAATATTTAATGGAGCCTTTGGACGAAACTACTTTTAGATTGATTAGAGATGAAGTTGGCTTATCAGTCAAAAAGTATCTTGGTGACTTAACAAGGACAAACAAACTTCAAGTTTTTGAAACTAGAAATGGAAATCTTCTAGTTAAGCTATTCTTAAGCTTAAGAGACGCTGACTCTAACGGCTTTAATATTGAGGTTAGAATCTAATGGCATTTAGTGGGACAGTCGAGTCTGATTACTTAAAATTTATTCCTAAAGAGTTAGAGAATAAAGAGAGGTTTATAGATTTTGCGGCCTCAGATTTCGCGACTCTTCGCAGAAACCTAATCCAATATACGAAGGCAAACTTCCCGTTAGATTACAATAACTTTGATGAGTCGGACTTTGGCATAGTTCTTATCGAGTTGATGGCAGCTATGGGGCACATTCAGTCTCACAAGGCCGATTATCTCGCCAACGAAAACTTTCTAAGAACCGCTCGTGAAAGATCTAGTGTTAAGAAGCTAATGGAGCTAATCGGTATTCGCATGAAAGGTCCGATCTCTGCTGCTGCAAATGCATCATTAAGTTTCGAGTTCACTGATGCGGTTAGCTCACTCACGTTAACGCCGTCCCAAAGAACGATATCGATCACCTCCCCTCAAGACGGAGCGCCCCTCTCGTATACGATTTACAAGGTAAACACAGACGGTAGTATAGATCTTCAAAGCAATACAGAGAGTATTGAGTTTGTTTTTGATTCAACAACGACACCTGTTATTACAAGTGCAATTCTGTTGGAGGGAGCTTTAGTTGTGGAGTCTGGGGTATTCACTTCCCCGAATGTTGTTAAGACTATAAGACTATCACAATCTCCTTACGTTGAAAAAAGCTCCCAGGTGTTTATCGGGGGAAATGAAGTCACAAACGGGGTTTACCTAGAAGAGGATAACCTCTTCTTTGCGTCAGGCGCTACTGATAAGGTATACCAAGTAGCGACAAACAATGACTTCGTAGCCGAGATAATATTTGGAGATTCTACTATAAGTCAGTCTCCTACACAAGGAGATTCATATACGGTTACTTACCGGGTTGGTGGGGGTTCTAGAGGCAACATATCCGAAAGCTTTATCAACGCTCAACTAAATGGAACCGCCAGAAGGACATCCGACCAAACTGAACAAGCCGTCCAGGTTACAGTTGAGAATAGCTCTCAGGCGACGGGAGGATCCGATGCTGAAACAACAGCCAAGGTGAAGAGATATGGCCCGCTTAAGTTTAGATCTCAAGACAGGTTAGTGACTCTTTTGGATTATACAGCTTTTGCTAACACATTCGCATCTAACTACGGGTCTACTGGAAAAGCTACTGCAAGTGTTCGAAGAGCCTACTCATCGGCAAACACCATTGATGTGTTTGTATTGGAAAAGGCTAATGACTCCCAACTACGACAAGCTACTCAGGAGTATAAGAAGCAGCTATTAGAGGCAATGACCGATAAAAAGATGCTAACAGATGAGCCGGTCATCGTGGACGGATTAATTAGAACTCTTGATCTAAATGTTACAGTAAAATTAGATGATAGGTTCAAAAGAGAAAAGAATGGCATAGTGGCTAGGGTGAACAATGTTATCCGGAACTATTTCAATGTGGATAGTATGGAGTTTGGCCAGGGGTTCTCTCCTGAAGATTTGGTTAGGGTGATTCTGAAAGATCCCTCCATTAGATTTGCCACTGTAGATAACTTGGATAGAGCTATTGAAGTAGCTTTTAATGAGATAATACAGCTAAACAACGTTAGCATAAGCTCTGAAATAATCTAATGTCTTCAGGTAAAACATATTTAACTGCTCAAAAATACTTCAAGCCTAATTACTATGAGGCTGTAAAGTACATTATTCCTAATTATTTGACGGAAGATGATATTGAAAATTTTGGACAGGAGTTTGACCTAAGAGATGAAGTTCTAAATGGTAACATTAGATTGGCGAACAACTTTGGATCACTCATCAAGGGTTTTGATGGGAATCCGATTAGCTCTGTTGATGCGACTACCTACAGTGGTATTGACACAGTGAGCGGTATAGCAGATTTTTTCGTAAAACAAAATAATCTAACAAATATCACCACCAGGAAATTCCAGGATAAGATTCTAACTCCCCTTGGAGTTTCTATTAATGACTACACTACTAGCTCTGATTTCGCAACGTATCTTTCAGGAACGTTACTACCTAGCATAGCTCTTAACAAGCCAACTGCAACATTTGTTGATGGCCACTCTGCTTCTGATACTCACAACTACCTTATTAGTAATCTTTCTTGGGTATACTTTCTGAACACTTCCGGCCCTGAAGGAAACTTTGACCCCTCAACTGCTGTTGCTGAGGAAGTCGTAAATACGGTGTATAAGGGTCAGCCTTTTGAAACCGTTAATGGCATTAAGTCTTTAATGGATTTTGTGTGGAAAGATGGCCATACCGGATACTACCCTTCTGAGTTTACGGCATCTACTACCACTTTCACGAGTGGGACTCAACAGTTAGATAATCTTAAAACCTGGATAGACGTTATATATTCTCCGCTCCATGCTGATCGTGCCGACTTTACCGTTAGGGACAGGATTGAGCAATTCCTAGAAAATAATCTGTTCACCAGTAACAAGATTCCTAATGGACCATTCACTAAATTCTTAAGATCTTTATGCTTTCTAGCTCAGGATGTGAATGATTCGTCTGATAGGTTATCAGACATTTACGACATCTCGGATTGTCCTGATGAATACCTACCTCTGCTGGCTGAATTAATTGGGTGGAACCTCTTTGGCACGGAGCCTGATAGGTGGAGGCTTCAGCTTAGAAATGCGGTTGATATTTATCACCGAGTCGGCACAAAGAAAGGACTCCAGTTAGCTATAGACAGCCTTCTGCCTAAGGAACAGTTTGGTATAGATACCTATATTTCAGAAGTTTATGAGTCCTATGTTCCCTATCTGATTTACTATGCTCTTGCGACTGACTCTTCTTACTTTAAGTCTTTTGATACGTGGTCGGAAACTGTAGCTAACGAAATGCAAGTGGGTGGCTACTCTACCACAAGTCTGGATGAGAACTTAAAGTTGGCTGTGGACCGTATCCTATTGGAGACGTACGAAAGATTCCAGGATAAGTTAGGAGAGATTCCTAATCAAGAAAAGGGGTTCCACTACCGAGGTAGAACTTACCCTATCCCACCTTTTGAGGAGTTCCCTTACTACGTAAACTTTGAACTAAACAAAGATATCGTTGAGTTCATAAAGGACAGGCTTGTTTGTTTTGGATGTTCGTTATCCTTTGCAAATGATTTTGAGAAATATCTACAGGACAACGCTCTAAATGTTGACGATGAGCCTAGAAGCTCTAGCTTCCTACTATTCACCTCAGGTTACAACGACCCGCCGAATCTTTCAAACCTAATCGCGAGCGGTTACAATGAGAAGTTTGAGTATGCTTCTTTATGGTCCGGCAAGTCATCTCACTTTAAGATTGTTCTGGATGCTAGCTCTTTCAACTTTAACGACAATGAAATGACCACCTCCTCGACAGGAGGATCATTCCTAGCTGTCTCAAAGTTAGCCAAGGACTTCATACCAGCACACGCCATTCCTTTAATTAACCTTGAGATAGCCTACATTGATAATTTAGGATTTGTAGCATCGTCCCTGCCTCTTGTATCTCCTTTATGTGATGAGCAGGAGACCAAGAATGCAAGGAATCACTTTACAAGTGGAGTGTATTTTAACAGCTACATGCGAGGAGTGCGGACTGGGGGTGTAAACTTTTCAAGAGACTACACAAATAACGTAGATAACTCTAACGTACTTGACGCGACAAGCATAGCTAACATCCCTAGGACATCACTCCGAAGGAGAAACTACGAGAAGCTTTTACCTGCGGCTGGGTACTACGATCGAACAGGGTTTAATATGCCTGTAGACTTCGATATGGCCTCAGGAGTAAGCGGTTTACCTTTGGGCTTAGTCCCTAGCTCTTTAACTTACACTGAAGTCTCTGACCATGTCAATCTTCCGGCCATATGGAACCAGTGTGAGGGGTTCAACTCTGGTAATACCTACTACGAGTATGACGTAAGTAACACTTTAAATACCAGAGGCGCTTCAGGAGCCTTCCCAGACAACTACGATCGAACAGTAGATAGGGGTCAGCTTTCAGATATACATGCAACGATGCACGCCGTGAAGGAGAAAGTAAAGGTTCTTGAGGCCTCGTCTACTTTTGGCCCTGCGACTCCGTATCAGCTTTCAGTTAGCAATGTTTACCAAGCATATGCAAACTCGGCAACCGAGTATAGCGGCGATTTCCCTAATTCAGTAACTGATTATCATAATTACTCTTTCGGTAAAGATCTCCACAAACTTTACAAGATTTATGTTGAGGAGTTCGATCGTCACGCCATGAATGAGTCGTTACAGACACTTGATGGAGCCAACCTATTCTCTCATGCTTTTGGCCCAACATTATTCAATCACGACTTTGAGGAGGTATCTAATTCTGATCGGAGTAGCTTCTTAGCGTCTTCTTTATCTTCAGTGCCGGTTATGAGTCCTAAGAGTGAGGCATTCGGAGGTTCACTATCCTACAATGCAAGTGGCTCGAATGACATGTATTTGGATACTTCTGAGAAAGTGTTGTCAGGGGCGGTTGAGGCTGTTGAGTTAGTGCATACATCTGGGTCCCCAGCCACTAATTCCTTCTCTATCTTTAGGATTCCCAGTAGCTTGAAGAAAAGCACGGATGATCCGTACATGTTCGATAATACGTTTGTCCTATCCAAATCTACAATAGGCGGATTACCTAGGGTTAGATTCGACATGCGAAAATACCAAGCACCTTCAGATAGGCCAATCGCCACAAACTTTGTACTCCCTGATCACAGTCATAAAGCCAAGGTAAGAGTTCTAGTGTCCGATAATGCAGGGGTGAATCTTGGTGGGAGGCAGGTCGGATTATGGATTCACACAAAACCTGAATCAGGTCAGATGTGGTCCTACTCCAAGGACAACGAGTGGGTGCAACATACGGCATTAACTACTCGTTCTAATGTGCTAAATCAGTATGCACACCTGAGTAAGCTCCCTGTTGCGACAAGAGACCAAGTTGTCGAGTTCACAAATTATCAATGCATAGATAATATCGCTCTCAACTCAGAGGTATCCCCTGTAGCGAGGCTTAATAAAGAAAACTTTGAGGAGTTGACTGTAGAGTTCAACACTCATAATAATAGACAAGCCCTACCTAAAAGCTACAGAGAAAGCCATAAGCTGCTTCATAGGAGAGATCAGGAGTATGTCGTTGAAGTCTTCTTGGTCCCCAATGGTGATTCTGAAAAGTTCATGTTGTTGGATACTGTGGAGATTCAAGATATGACTCTCAAGAAGATGTCTGAGATATTTGCCACAGGGAAGTACAAGGATCCTCTCTGTAACACTCCTCAACTTGTAGGTAACTGCCCTGAATACAGAGTTGACCTAAGCAAGGACGAGTTAAGAAAGATCTTTAGGTTCTTCAATGATATATCTGGTAAGAACTCTCAGACGGGCCTCGCCTCCAGGGACAAGACTAAGACTGCGACTATAATGGGAGCAGAGGGCGGTTCTAAACTAGATTACAGATATAGGACTGATTTCTTCACAGTTACCCCTGTCCTTTCAACAACACTTATTAACAGCATAAATATAGACGTATAATGTTTTTACAAGGATTTGGAGAAATACTGACAGACATAATGACGGTTAATCCCGAAGTTAGCGGGCTGTCTAACGCCAGTTCAATTCTGGATACGTCTAACTACACTTTTCATGCGGTTACGTATGGTAAGGACGCCCAAGGGTTCAACTTCCATGCACACACTGTAAGCTCTGTTCAACGAGTTGATGGTGAGAGTGATGGCACTGTTAGCGGGTATAACGATGATCACGTAATAGCTATAAATTACACTAACGCTGGGACGATGGTTAGCTCATACCCCGCCAGTGCCTCCCATAATACCTTTGCCTCTACTTACGTATCCTTACCGCAATACCCCGCGTTAAACCACGATCGCCTTGAACTGGCCAGCACTCAAACTAGCCCATCTCCTTCATTCTCGGCTGCTGGTCCTGATCTAGGTCACTACCCAAACGCATACATAGATACAACACTTAGTAATGCTTGGACCATTCTAGGTGGGTTTGCCCCTCCCTCTTCGGCTGGCAAAACTTGTCAGTTATACAATTCTGCTGGGACACTATTGGCTAGCGGAGTTCTAAGTGGGATTTATAATCAGAATAGCGTTATTGATAAAAATGGTTATGTGACTGTCAGTCAGGCTAGTGGCTTGAATGCGACTTTAGGGGCCGCTCAAGGTGCGGAGCTTTCAGGAGGTCCAGTAATTTTCAGTGCCCATGGCTCATACCAACCCAGTGCTGGTAACACCGCGTTAGCCGTAGTCCCTCAACACGGGGATGCAGCTACTCTAGCACTATATGGGGGGGTTAATCACCTAGGGGTATACTGCTTGGATTTACCTGCGATGCTTGCCTCAGGTATAACACCTCCTTATTCTTACAATGCCC